AATCCTGAAAATAAATTAGAGGTTAATCATAAAGATGGTATTAAAACCAATAATCAAGTTTCAAATTTAGAGTGGTCTACAAGGAAGGAGCAGATGAAACACGCTTATGATATGGGTCTAAATAGTATTGTAAAAAATATGGAAAATAGACCTCCATCAACAGGTAAGATAGTTATAGATTATCATACCGGAATATTTTATGAATCAGCAAAGCAAGCAGCTAAAGCTAGGAATATGAAATATTCTACATTAAAAGCAATGCTAACAAATAGAAATAGCAATAGAAGTGGTATTCAATACGTTTAAAGTATTATAAATTATGCAGCAACAAACAAATACATACCCTAACCAACAAGTCGACCCACGGGAAAAGGGATACGATTGGATTTTGGCCTATGTTAAGAGCGCTTGGTCGGATAGTAGGGGTTATGTACCTAACAATATGCTCAATTTCGGTCAATCAAAAATGAACGAGATTAGAGAATATGCATTAGGTAGACAAAGTACAACTAAATATAAAAAAATGTTGCTCGCAGATGAGCAAACAGATAAAAGCTGGTTGAATATCGACTGGACTCCGCCATCTTTCTTAACTAAATTTAGAGAGATTGCTATTTCAAAATTAGTGCAAAGGAGATATGATATTCAAGCGTTTGCTGTAGACCCATTAGCTAAAAGTGAAGAAGATGCTTACTTCAATGAAATGAAGGTTAAGATTATGATGCGTGAAGCATTGAAGAAAGCCGGAGGGGAAGAACTTGCAGATAGCCCTGTATTAGCACCAGCTCCCGGAGAGCCACAAGATATGGAGCAATTAGAAATGGAGCAACAGTTCGGATATAAGCACGTAATGTCTATGGAGGCGGAACAAGCTGTATCATTATCTTTTTATCAAAATAAATTTGATGATAAAAGAAAAAGAACCATAGAAAATTTATTTGATTTTGGAATGGGTGGTTATACTCAATGGATTGATGAAAACGGTCACGTAAAGCTAAGAGAGATTAACCCTGAAAACATGGTTTTATCTTATTGTGCAAAAAGTGATTTTTCTGATTTAGTGCATTGGGGTGAAGTGAGAGAAATGTATATTGGAGATTTGGCTCCATTTTTTACAGCAGACCAAATGAATCAAATGGTTACTTCTGTTGCAGGAAGATTTGGTAACCCATCAAATTTTATGTACGGAACTGACTATTCTAAATATTGGAATAGATTTAAAATATTAGTTTTAGATTTTGAATTTTTATCATGGAACGATTATACTTACAAAGAAGAAGTAGATGGTCGTGGTAATATAAGATTTGGTAAAACAAAATATCAGGCTGCATCAAGAATGGCTGTTAATCAATTAGGTTCACTAGAAGCTGAATTTAATAAGCCAATGAGTCAAACTGAAAGTAAAGGTCAAGCAGAACCTATTTTTATGCCTGTAACCAAAAAGGTTGTTTACAAGTGTAAGTGGGTTGTAATGACTGATTTCATGTATGATTGGGGAATGTCTGAAAATCAAATTAGAAAACCATCATCTTGGTGGGATACTCAATTGAATATTCAGCTATATGCTTGGAACTTCTATAAGATGCGTTTTGCTGGTGTTACAGAAAGACTTATCCCATTAGAAGATAAAGCTTGTTTAGCTTGGTTTAGATTGCAGAATATGGCTAATAAGCTTATTCCGTATTTAATCAATATTGACCTTAACGCACTTGAAGGTGTAGACTTTGGTGGTGGTGGAGAAAAAATGAATCCTACTAAAGTTATGGATTTCATTTTCTCAAACTTTGTCGTTCCTTATCGTTCAACAGACTTGTTAAGCCAAAATCCTAACTACAAGCCAGTAAGTATTGAAGCTTCAGGTCAATTAGCTGTATTCGGACAATTGTATGATGACTTGATGCGAACTATTGATTTAATGCGTCAAGTATCTGGATTGAATGAATTAACAGATGGTTCTACTCCAAATGCAAGAACCTTAGTTCCGGTTGCAAATGCAGCAATGGAAAGTACAAACAATGCACTTTATTTATTGAGCTTTGCAGATAAGCAATTGATTCAAGGTTTAGCAGATGCGGTTGTTGCAAAAGTTCAGATAGCTGTTAAGCTAGGAAAGGTTCAAGGTGTATCTAAAGCTTTAGGCGAAGAAACAGTTAAGTTTTTACAAATTAATCCTAATCTATCTATTCACGAGTTTGGTATTTTCATTGAAGATGCGCCTCAAGATTATGAAAGACAGCAATTAATTCAGGAATTAAATATTCGTGACTCTCAAGGTTTAATTGAGCCCGAAGATAAGATTCTAGTAATGAGCTGCCGTAATTTGAAAATGGCTTCTATGATTTTGGCTTACAGAATCAAGAAGCGCAGAGAACAAATGCAGCAGTATGAATTACAAAAGATTCAACAGCAAACGCAAGGTAATGCTCAGGCAGCTCAGGTTGCAGAGCAAGAGAGAAGAATCACTTTGCAAACTCAATTAGATGTAGATATTGCTAAAATCAATGCAGAGAAGCAGTGGGAATATATTATCCAAATGGGTAAGAAAGAAAGCGATATTCAGGAAGCTAAGATTCAAAGTGATGCAAAAGTTATTGCTCAAAGAATTTCAGCGGAAGCTAAAATAACAGTTAACAATAATAAAAAAGAAAAATAAGATGGAAGTTAAATCATTACTTAGCGGTAAAATGAGAAAGGGTCTACAAGATGCTTTATATGTAGAGCTATATCAATCTAACTTATGGAAAAGCCTAGCTAATCAATTACAAAGATTAGGTTTGTTTGGCACTCAATCATACTTTTTAGCAGAAAGCGCAGAGGAGCTAACCCATTATCAAATGATTGTTGAGTTTATGAACGACATGGGTGACTGTGCAGACGTTCCTAAGATTGATGCAATTACCGATAAAATAAATACACTTGGCGATTCATTGGAAATTGGTTATGAAACTGAATTAGAGGTTTATAATCAATATAAAAAATTCTATGAAATGGCAGAGGTGGAAGATTGCGTAGTAGCTCAGTTCTTATTGCAATTTATTGAGATTCAGAGAAAGGCCGTTGGTGAATATGGTGATTTATTAGCTAAATACAAAATTGCTGAAGAAAACAAAGAGATTTTGTTCTTTGATAAAGGAATGAAAAAAGATTAAATAAATTTATTTTTTTAACTAAATTTTATTATTTTCGTAACGAAAAACACATTTATGTCAGAACTAGAACAAGAACAACCACAAGAACAAAAACCAGTTTATAGAATGAGTACCGGTATCCCTATGCCTCAAGATGAGTTTGTAGAGCCTGCCGCACCCGTTCAAACTGAAAGTGCAGAACCAGTAGTTAATGAAGAACCTTCTTCTACAGTTGTAACGGAGCCGGAAGCTCAGGTTGAAGAAAATGTAACAGCCTTTTCTATGCCTAGTTTCGGTGAAGAATCTGTTGAAGATAGTAATGAAGAAGCTCAATCATCTGCAACGGTTCAGGTAACTGATTGGAAAGAGCAATTAAAAAAGTCAGACCCCAAAGAAATTTTAAAAGAATTAGGGTATGATGAATTTGTTGCCGATTTCGCAGAATTTAGAAAAAATGGTGGTGATGCATATAAGTTCCTTGAAGCAAAGGCTTTTGACTGGAATAATGTATCTCATACCGATTTGGTCTTTGACGAATTAAAATTACAATATCCTAATCTTAGTGATGATAAGATTGAGAAATTGTATCAAGCAAGATATAAGCAAACTGAATTTGCGGCTGATGAAGATAGAGAGGTTGGATTAATTCAACTAGAAGCAGACGCAGAATTAGTTAGACAAAAGAGAATACAAGAACAGCAACAGTTCCGTATACCAGAAGTTAGTAGGCCACAAGAGGTGGACAACCAACTTCAATATGCAGAACAAGAGCGACTTCTTGCAGAACAACAACAACAAGTTCTCCAGTTTTTCAGGGAACATGATGCTACGAAATCCTTATTAGAAAGCAAAAGAGTTGCGATTGATTTAGGAGATAATGGCAAATTCAATTTTAATATTGATAAACCTGAAAATTTAATGGCAGTAGCGTTGGATGGAGAAAAATGGCAAAGAGCTATTTCTGTAAATCCGCAAGAGGCGGACCCAGCAAAGCTTATTCCAGATGTGGCTAAATTGCAAAAAATTGCATTAGTCGCTCTTAATCCAAACTATGAAAAGGACCTTGTGAATTATGGAAAGTCATTGGGATTGAAAGCTATCATTGAAGAAGGACAAAACGCACGCAGACCTGTTGGTAGTGCACCTGCCCAACCCAATGAATCATTAGGCGAAGCTTTCGGCTCAAGAGCTAAAGTGAGCACATTAGGCAGGTAAAAATTAAAAACTTTTACTTAAAAAAATTTAAAAAGACTTAAAATGGCAAACAATTTAGGTAACATTACCAAAGCCTACGTCAGCGCAATTGACCCTGTGCTTGACACGAGAGAGATTAACAAGCTCGTTACTGATATTCAGAACGATGATGCTTTAACAGACATTTTATGGTTAGGCGACAGAAAGAAGCCTATCATGACTGGTCAACCTATTTATTACACTTTTGTAAACGAAGCTTTATTCAAACTTCTTGATACAACTGGTGGTACTGTAAATGGTTCTGGTACAACTTCTATCAACTTTACTTGTACTACTGCGACCTCTGGTCAAGCACGTAAAGATGATTTAGTTCTAGTTCCAACTGGTGCTATCTCTGCTATCGTTACAAATGTTGTAACAACTTCAGGTGTTGATACCGTATACATTAAATCTGTATCTGGTGCTAACATGACTTTAACTGCTGGTGATAAATTATCTTTATTCTCAGTAGCTGTTGGTGAAAACTCAGTAAGCCAAACTAACTTACGTTTTGGTTTAACTAAGTACACTAACAAGTACCAAATCTTCCGTGAAATTTCAAAAATTACAGACGTTCAAAACGCTGCAACTATTGAAGTTGAATTTAACGGTCAAAACAAATTTATCGTTAAAGACCACCTTGAAAAAGCAATTTTACTTAAAGGTAAAATCAACGCTGCTTTCATCGCTGGTGATATGTCAGTTACTACTTTCAGTGATACTAACCCTATCCTTACTGATGGTAATACTTCTGGTAGTGATGGTGGTGGACCAGTACAAACAACTCGTGGTTTAAACAAATACATCGAGATGTACGGTAACACAATCGTTAACGGTACTTTAGGTACAGTACAAAAAGCAAACATTGATGATGCTCTTGATACACTTATCGCAGCTAAATCTCCTAAAGATTATTTAGTATTCGGTTCAAGTGCAGTTAAGAGAGCTCATGACACCTATTGGAAGGCGTTAGGTTCTTCTGGCGTACAATCAGTTCGTATCGTTGTTGACGGTAAAGAACTTGATTTACAAGTAGACAAAGTAAGTTACGGTGGTTTCACCCTTAACTACATGGCTATGCCAATCCAAGACCAACCAGTATTATTCGGTCAAACTGTAATTAACAAATGTGCATACTATGTTCCTTACAACAACCGTGTTAAAGTACAAGGTGGTGGTTATGATTCAGCAATGCGTGTAAGATACGTACCAGCTCAAACTAAATTCGGTAACGATATGATTGGTGAAATCCACAGCGGTGCAATTTCACCAGTAAATCCTAACGGAGATGCAATGAACTGGACTTGTTCTTGGACAACTGCGCAGGGTCTCGAGTGCCTCGGTGTGCAGCACTTTTTACGTCAGCAAGTATTATCATAATTCTTTGTAGACAAAATAATGGTAGGCCGTTGAAATATACGGCTTACCTTTATTATATTTTAAATCAAAAAACACAAATATGCAAGTTGTTGGAAAATTCAACGGAATTTCAGAGGATTTAAAAAGAGCGATTCCGCCACTAGAGCCGGGTCAATCTGTAACTTTTGAAATGCTTACGGGGGTTAAAAATAACGACCCAGATGAGAAAGAAAGACAAAGAAACCCATTACTTTATCCAAAAGCAAACATCCCTACTAGAGATAGGATTAAAGACCCTTATCTAGCTAAACAAGGAAAAGATGCATGGGTAGATGTGGTAGTAGCTGATTGGTGGGATGGTGAAAAGCCGGGCAAGGAAAGGTTCTTTATGCCGGGTGTTAGCGATGGCTTAGGTGGATTCCAATTCACAGGCCGTTTTGCATTGGTAGGTGGTAATCAAAAAGACGAGGAACTGTATGAGTACCTTATGATTAGCAATTACAACAGAGATAGTGTTTTAGGGGAAGCAAGAGATGCTAGTAAAGCGCCACTTTTTGGTGTTGTAAATCAAAGAAAATCAAGCCAAAAGGCACTTCAAGGTTTTGAAATCCTGAAAGAAGCAATTGGTATTATTTCTAAGATGAAGCCAGCAGAAGCTCGTAAAATTGGAGCTGCACTTAACTGGAATGAATTTACTGATGATGAGGTGATTTTAGCTGAGGTTGCAAACTTTGCTCGCTCTAAGCCAGACGAGTTCTTAAAAGTTTACACAGACCCTTCAAAAGACATTAAATCAGCAGTAAGACAAGGTCTAGATAATGAGATTATTTCATTTGACATGGCTACTGGTAAGGTTTCAATTGGCTCTCAGGAAATTACTACAATCTCTAAACAAGACAGAGGAAATGTAACAGATGCATTGACTCAATTTATCCAAACTTCAAAGAATGGTAAAGAAGTTCTTGCTAATATCGAGAAGCAATTAAATGGATTAGCTAAGGCTTAAAATTTAATTAAATTATAATAAAAAAGCTCTACCATAAAAAAGTAGGGCTTTTTTTATTATTTAACATTTTTTTGGTAGTTTTGGTAAACTTTTTTATTATGCCGCTTACACCAAATTTTACCGCATCTCAGGTTATATCAACCCCTAATTTATTAATATTAAATGATACAAGTACAGGTTCTGATGTCGCTATCACTACTAGAAGGGTGTATATGCAGAAATCAGATGGTACTTATTTAGTTGAGAGTGGTACAACTACCGACTATGAAGTATGGTCGTTAGCCACAGGAAACACAATTAGTTTTAACGTATTAGATAAAGATTATGCATTGAATATCACAGTTGAGTGGAGAGATAATTCAAACACACTTTACAATAAGACAATTACGTATTGTTTTTCTACTTACGCAAAAATTTATAATACTAAATTATCTAAAGCTCAAATATCTGCTCCTGAAAGATTGGATGGAGATAATTGGCTTTCTACAAAGTTCGCTTTAAATACTTATATCCGTGCAGCAGATGATGCAATTACACTAGGTGCAGGAATTGCTATTGCACAATTAAGTTTGAATAAAGCAAAATTTATTATTGATAATCCTAAATTAGTTTACTAATGTTAACTACATCAGACGTTATTGATATAGCAAAAGTTTCAGTTTCCTTAGCAATAAGAGATATTGAATTAGGTAAAGAAACAGATTTGAATTTACCTAAAAAGTTGCAAATGGAAGCTGACATTTTAGAGTGGGTAAATACTGTAAATTATACGGGAATAAATCTTGTTGGCTTCACTGAATATGTTTATGGAATGTGCGGTGGATATGCTTTTGAAGCAGAAGGTATTGCTGGCATAGCTGGTTTTGTTGTTAATCCAAGTAGTGGAGGTTCTGGAATAAGTATTGAGCAGTACGCTAAATTTGCAAGCAGTGGTTCTACAACAATTACATTTAGTGAAGCAATTGGTAAGACATTGCTTTATGCAAGTAGAGGTGGTATTGATGTGGGTGAAATTATATTTAGTGGTGTTCCTACGGGCAACCAAGTTAAATGGGATTCTAATACTGGAACTTTAACAGTTGCAGCAACTGTACCATTCCAAACAGGTGAATTTGTAAGAATATTAGTTGTCTAATAAAAAAATATTAAAATGGCTATACAAGGTTTTTTTACCGGTGATGTTAAGATAAGAGATTTAAACGGTGTTTTAAAAGCCGTAGATGGTATTGTAGAAGTAGCAACAGATGCAGGTACTGTGACGAGCGTTGGTTTAACTGTTGGTTCAGCAGGAACTGATGTAAATGTTGCAAATAGTCCTATTACTACAAGTGGAAGTATCACATTAAATTTACCAACTGCATCTGCAACTAATAGAGGTTTATTAAGTTCAACGGATTGGGCAATATTTAGCGCAAAGCAAGGTACCATTACATTAACAACAACTGGTAATAATGGTTCTGCTACTTTAACAAGCGGAACTTTAAATATTCCAACATATACTTTAGCTGGACTTGGCGGTATTAGCTTGACTTCGTTAAGTGCATCAAGCCCTTTATTATATAATAATACTACAGGAGCATTTTCTATACAAGTAGCAAATGGTTCACAAAATGGTTATTTATCATCAACTGATTGGACAACTTTTAATAGCAAGCAATCTGCATTAACTTTTAGTGCTCCTTTGGTAAATACATCAGGAACTATTTCAATACCTGCTGCAACAAGTTCTGTAAATGGTTATTTAAGCTCTGCTGATTGGGATACTTTTAATAATAAACAAGCGGCATTAAGCGGAACTGGTTTTGTAAAAATTAGTGGAACAACTATTAGCTATGATAATTCAACTTACTATTTAGCTTCTAACCCAAGTTCTTTTATTACTCTAATAGCTTTATCAGCTACCGCTCCATTAAGTTATAGTAATACTACAGGGGTGTTTTCAATATCTCAGGCTACTACGTCAACTGATGGTTATTTATCTAGCACTGATTGGAATACTTTTAATAATAAACAGGCAGCAGGAAGCTATATAACTGCATTAACGGGAGAGGCTACTGCTTCAGGACCCGGAAGTGCTAGTGTAACTTTAAGTACTTCTGCGGTTACAGGTAAGCTACTTACAGGATTAAATTTAACAGGTGGTGGCACTATTGCTGCTACTGATTCTATATTACAGGCTTTTGGTAAGGTACAAAACCAAATATCAGGAATGGTAGGGGGTGTTACTTATCAAGGAACATGGAACGCATCTACAAATACCCCTACGCTAACAAGCTCTGTTGGAACTAAGGGTTATTATTACATAGTAGATGTAGCAGGTTCTACCAACTTAAATGGTATTACTGATTGGAAAATAGGCGACTGGGCTATATTTAACGGCTCTACATGGGACAAGGTGGATAATACAGATGCGGTAAGTTCGGTGAACGGGTTTACAGGAGCTGTGAGTTTAACTACTTCTAATATCGCAGAAGGGACTAATTTATACTATTTAGATTCAAGAGCAAGACTTGCATTAAGCTTTACGGCAGGTTCGGGAGCTTATGATAATACTACCGGTGTTATTACAATTCCAACTAATACAAGTCAGCTTACTAACGGAGCAAACTTTATTACCCTTTCTTCGCTATCTGCAAGCTCACCATTGGCATATAATAGTGGAACGGGGGCTTTCTCTATCCAAGTGGCTAATGGCTCTCAAAATGGCTATTTAAGCTCTACTGACTGGACCACCTTTAATAATAAGCAAAATGCTTTAACTAACCCCGTTACGGGCACAGGCACTACTAATTACCTATCTAAATTTACGGGTACAAGTACGATAGGTAATAGCTTAGTTTATGACAATGGCACAAATGTAATTATAGGCAATGGTTCTACAGATATTCAAGGAAGATTGCAGGTAACAACAAGCAGTGGTGGGATATTAATAAATGCAGACAATTCAAACTTTGCACTACTATTTAGAAACACTGCATCATCTAACAAGCTATGGGATGTATCTACAGTTAACAATGATTTAGTGATTAATGAAGGTGGAATTGGAACAAGGTTATTTATGCAAGCAGGTGGAAACATTGGTATTGGTAATATAAACCCTTCTTATTTGCTTGATGTGAGTGGGACGGGTAGATTCACAGGTCAGTTAAGACTAGAATCAACTATTACCAATGGTACATATACTTATACGCTTCCAAGTGCAACGGGTACATTAGCGCTTACTTCTGACATACCAAGTTTAACGGGTTACGTTCCGTACACAGGAGCAACAGCAGATGTAAATTTGGGCATATATTCGCTTACAGGTAAAGACTTAACAGTAGGTGGAACTGGAACTATAGGTGGTAGATTGAATTTTACACAGCGACAGTCAACATTATTGGTTGATAGCGGGACTACTTATCTTACAGCTAATGGAACAACAGACTTCTATATAAATTATTCTCAAGGTAGTAGTAATTATAGAGCGGTTAATATTAGTGCTTCTTTATTAAGTAATAATATTTTAAGATACCAAAATCTTCCTGACAAGGATGGCACGTTTGCTATGTTAAGCGACATACCTGTTGTTGCAGGTGTATATCTTCCTTTAACTGGTGGTACATTAACTGGGCAACTTAATGTTAATTCAGCTTTAAGAATAAAGTCAGGAGCAGCAACCGGCGTACTTTTAGAAACATATAATACTAATCAACTTGTAGTAAGGGTTACCCCTTCTTCAACTACGTATGATTCTACTTTAATTTTCCCTAGTAATTCAAGAAACTATACCTTTCCTGATGCAAGTGGAACTTTAGCTTTAGTAGGCGGTTCGGGAGTAGGAACAGTAACAAGTGTAGCTGCTTTAACAATAGGAACTTCTGGAACTGATTTAAGCTCAACTGTTGCAAACGGAACAACAACCCCTGTAATTACTTTAAACGTACCTACTGCAAGTGCAACGAATAGAGGTGCTTTAAGTTCTACCGATTGGACTACTTTTAACAACAAGCAGAACGCTTTAACCAATCCAGTAACGGGTACAGGTACTAATAACTATATTCCTAAATTTACTACAACAGGAAGTACAATAGGTAATAGTACTTTACAAGAAGTATCAGGCAATTTAGGATTAGGAGTTACACCGAGTGCGTGGAATACGGTAACAGGATTTCAAGTTGGTAGAGCAAGTATTTATGGTTATGCTGCAAATGATGGCGGCTTTCAAATAAATACTTATTATGGCAATAGTTCTTTTAGGTATATAGCTAATGGAACTGCCGAGCAAATACGATTTGAAGATGGTGCTATTAAATTTAGACAAGCTCCATCAGGAACGGCAGGTAACGCTATATCCTTTACCCAAGCAATGACGTTAAACGCTTCTGGTAATTTATCAATAGGAAACACTAATGATACTTTTAAACTTGATGTGAGTGGAACAGGTAGATTTACACAATTTTTATATTTAAATAGTGCATCAAATACGGCAGGAGCGCAAGGGCTTTTATTCTATAATAGTGGACCAAATACTGGTTCAAGAAGTTGGAGATTATCTAATGACCAAATTAATTGGGGAGACTTTGCAATACAGGTATCTACAACACAAACAGGCTCTACATATATTACTCCATTAAACATAGCCTCAACAGGAGCAGCTACATTCTCAGATTCAATAAAAACAGGAGAACCAGACACGGGATATGGCAGAGCAGCAATCAAGAT